TTGACCTGCAGGATAAGATCAACTTCGTTTCATCCAACACCGCGAAAATTATCAAGTATCACGCCTATCCGAAGACATGGGCGCGTGGTTTCCAGAACATTAATAAAATTGCGTGGGGCGTGGACGAGCTGGTCACGACCACCGACCCGAATGCGTTGATTCAGAACCTTGAAATGCAAAGCGATCTGAGTTCCAGTTTGTCATTTATCCGCTATTTACGGCAGGCATTATTTGACGTGAGCAGGGCGGTTGATATTGACTCGATGGCTGACAAACTCGGTTCCCTTACGAACTTCGGCTTACGCGTCTTATACCAGGATGCTTTGAGCAAGCTGGAAGAGAAACGCGGGCTGTACGCCGAAGGGATTGTCGAGATTAACCATCGCCTGCTGGAGCTTGCCGGAGCCGGTAATACCGACGGCGGCGAGGTGGTGTGGCCTGATGTGATGCCAGAGGATGAGAATGAGACCGCGATGGCGCTCAAGACCGACATTGATCTTGGCTTAGTTAGCAAACAGACTGCGTCGGGTTTGCGTGGGTACGTTTGGGAAGACGAAGAGGAAAGAATCGCCAATGAAAAAGCTACTGGAGATAATATCGGAGCCGCATTGATACGGGCATTCGGGCAAGGGAATGAATAATGCCAACACCGACTGAACTCGCGCAGGCGTTTAAGAGAGCTATTGACCGACAGGATGCGGCTGCGCTGATGCGTTTGGCACGGACTTACCACCAGCTTTACTTGCGCATGGGGGATAAGCTTGATTCGCTGCTGCTGGCAATTAGCAAGCTGGACGAGCCGACGAAGGGACAGGTATTCAGGCTTGCACAATACAAGAATCTCATTAGCGCGCTTGAAACGGAGCTGACAAAGTTTGGCACATTTACAGAATTAGAGATCCGCTCAAATTCACAGGCAGCCATTGAACTGGCAGTAAAGCAAACGGAAGCATTTCTAAGCGCGGCTGGTTATACAATGACACGCAGCTTGCCGACCGATGCGATCTACAATATGCTCGGTTTCTTGCAGGAAGGCTCGCCGCTTTGGAAGCGAATTGGCGAACTCGCTCCCTACCATACGCAGCGGGTGGCAGACGCACTGCTTGAGGGCATTGCATTTGGCTACAACCCCGCCAAAACGGCACGAATGTTCGAGAGCGTAATGGGAGGCGGCTTGACGGATGCAATGCGGATGACCCGCACGACGCAGTTATACGCAAGCCGCGAAGCGAGCAGGGCGATGTACGTTGCCAACGACGACATTATTAGCGGATGGACATGGTATAGCAGCCTCGATGCGGATACCTGCATGGCATGTGCAATTGAGCATGGCACGATTCATTCGAATGACGAATCTATGGATAGCCATTACAACTGCCGATGCACTTCTCTCCCTGTGGTGATCGGGTACAACGATCAAGTGCAAACAGGCACGGACTGGTTTAGCAATCTAAGCGAATCAGAACAGCGAAACATGATGGGCAGTTCTGCTTACGAGGCTTGGAAGGAAGGCAAGTTTGACTTGTCTGATATGGTAACACGGCGGCATGATGACGTGTACGGCGAGATGCTGGCACGCACTCCGCTTGAACAATTGATACAGAAATAATTGGAGGATACCGAGATGGTGGACGAATCGAAAGCGCCTGAGACAGGCACAGAACAACAAGCAGAAACGCAAGTAATTGACAAAGCCGAGACGGTGGAGGAATTGAAAGCGCGACTGGAAGAGGCAGAACGCCGCGCGAAAAACAAGGCGGAGGAAGCCGAGCGTCATTTCAGGAAACTGACAAAGCTCGAACAGGAAGAGGCAAAGCGCAAAGAGGCCGAGATGACCGAAATTGAGCTTGCCAATAAACGGGCGCAGGAACTTGAAGCGAAAGTCAGGCAGCTTGAAATAAGCAGGCTGCAACATGACATTGCCGCGAAAGTGGGATTGCCCGCAATCTATGCTGACAGGTTAAAAGGCGAGACGCCGGAAGAACTGGAAGCTGATGCGAAGCTGCTACTGGAAGCGCAACCGAAACCAAAAGCCGCACCGAACACGGGTACTACGAATCCAGGTGAGCAAGCCTCGAAAGAGGAAACGCGTGCACAAAAGCTAACGCGACTCACCGGTGGTGAAGTTGACATCTGGAAGGGCGGCGGAATCAACTGGGGTCCAGACAACCCCTTGTAAGGAGTAATACATTATGACGACTGCATCAACTTATGATGACATCAAAACTTTGGTCGCAAACGTTTACGAACTTGCGCTGTTTACCGCGCAGGAAGGCAACGTACTTGCGCCACTGGTAACAACTTTCGGCGACTATCAGGGTCTCGCACCCCGCGTCTACGGCGAATACAGCGGCGGTACTTTTAGCGCCATCGCTGGCACCGTGGATATGACCGCGTCAACCTTCAGCGCAACCGCTGGGGGCACAATCACGCCTACAACCTATGGTCAGCAGATCACGTTGACTATGAACCGCATCAAGAGCGATCCTGCCGGCGCACAACGTGACGCAGGTCGTTACTTGGGCGAAACCGCCGCTGCTCACATTGATACCAATCTTGCTGGCACTTTGTCTGGTTTGACCGGTGGCACTGTGGGAACAGCAGGCGGCACTTTGACTTGGGCAAACATCTTCAACGCACAAGCTATTATGCGCGGGAACAAAATCTACGGTCGTTACTCGGTCGTGATCCACCCGATGCAATGGTACTACCTGACCAGCGCTTCAAGCGGCGTGCCTACTCTCATGCAGAGCGAGGATTTGAAGAACCGCTTTATGAGCGGATTTTACCAGGCATCGCTTGACAACATGGACTTCTTCGTTGACGCGAACATCGCAGCTGGTACTGCATCAATTGGTGCAATGTTCAGCAAGGAAGCCCTTGCCCTTGACATTCGTCAGGGGTTCACCATCAACCCGCAATGGGATGCCTCATTCGCCGGTGTCGGCGCATGGGAGCTCAACGCTTCGATGGTTTACGGCTTCGGCGTATATCGCCCAACCCACGGCGTACAGCTCGTGGGCAAAGCAACCTAGAAATTGACTTGATGGGCAAGGATAGAGCGTATACCTCGACAAACGGCATGCTCCACCGCTTCCTTGCCCTATCGGAGCGCAAGCTGGAGGCTTGAAAAAGACATGAGAATCAACTGGTTTAGCAATTCACCCGCAGCCTGCACTGGTTACGGCAATCAGACGAAAATCTTTACTCCGCGATTAGCGAAACTGCTTGACAAGGGGCTTTCGATTACAGCATTCTACGGCGTGCAAAGCGGTGTACTGAATATCAACGGAATCAAAGTATATCCGAGTTTCAAACACCCTTACGGACAGGACGTTATCGGTGCACACGCTGTTTGGGATCAGGCAGACGCGGTTATCAGTCTGTTAGACATTTGGGTGGTGCAGTCTGAAAACATTCCGATGCCCTGGTTCCCCTGGTTTCCGATAGATCATGAGCCTATTCCGGCTAACGTGCTGGCATCGGCAAGGAAGGCAACCAAAGGTATTGTCATGAGCAAGTTTGGCAAGCGCATGGCAGAAATGGCAGGGCTTGACGTTTGGTACGTTCCGCACGCCGTTGATACAAATATTTTCAAACCGCTGGATCGTACTGAAGCGCGTGAACATTTGAAGTGGCCGCAGGACAAGTTTATTGTTGGCATGGTTGCTGCGAATAAAGGAAACCCGTCGCGCAAGGCGTTCTATGAGCAGATTGCAGCGTTTGCGGCTTTACACCACGAACACCCTGACACGATGATGTATCTACACACAGACGCCGGCTTGAATGGCGGAGACGTTGTAAATCTGCATAAATTTATCAACCGAATGGGATTGAAAATCGGCGAGGACGTTCTGATTGCGGACGCTTACATGTATGGGCTTGGCTATCCTGATCAGTTTATGGTTGACGCCTATAACGCAATGGACGTTTTGACTAATGTCAGCTTAGGCGAAGGCTTTGGCATTCCGATTCTTGAAGCGCAGGCATGTGGCACACCGGTGATTGTGGGTGATTGGACTTCCATGAGTGAGCTGTGCTTTGCCGGCTGGAAAGTGGATAAGTCTGAAGCCTTGCCAGTCTATCACGACTTCTTCGATGCGTTTCAGTGGCAAGCCACTACCGCCGCGATCTGCGATCGAATGGAACAGGCATACGCGGCAAAGGGTGACTACGAATTGCGCAATCAGGCACGGCGGGGCGCGCTGCCTTATGATGC